AGGCCATTTAACTATCTCCTAAAGTTAGTTACAAACGTTACTATTATTTATACAGCTTTACTTCTTGGAAAGACTATTTAAAAAGTTTTCGAACACCCGGAACTTCACTTCTTCCAGTTGTTGCTTTTTGGTGGCTTCGATTAACTTCTTGGTTTCATCTATGTTTTGGTAGGTCCAGCTACCATTTACAAACATCCATTCCTTGTTTTCCATGATGCCTTGTACAAACGCATCTGGTGCTGATGGGTCTGCCACGATGTCAGCGGCAGTGGCTAGATAGAAGTCGCTTTGCACTTCATTGATACCACCATCACGTTCCTTCAATGTACCCATGCCACGTGATGACACACCGAGTTGTGCACCACCTTCCACCAATCCCCGAACAATGTTACCCATAGGGGTGTTCAGAATCTTGGCACGACCAATGTAGTTGTTACCATCTTCCTTCAATGAGGTGATGATGTGCGACACACGGTCCAGATTGATAGTGGGGCCTTCTGGATGTCCTAGTTCACCAAAAGCGCGATTGGCATCCACATATTCCTTCATGTAGCGAGTGACTTCTTTTTCCATCACAGCCTTGGGATAGATTCTGTTGTTTCTGTTGGCAAGTTCACTTTGTAAGAACACACCTTCTAGATATAAATCTTTGCTCTTTTCTTCTGTGATGACTTGTACTTGTTCAACAATTTCTGAGATAAGTTTCATGTCTTAATCCTCTTAGGTTAATGGATTCACGTGCTGAGTATCACCATAACCTGAAATCTTCACTAGTTCAAGAATTACAGTGCCGCCACCTGCAGGTATTGCCACCTGAATATTGCTGGTGTTTTCTCTGTTGTCAGCAAACCCATGAAAGTCAAACTCTCTGGAACCGGTCAGCAACCACAATGGCACAGAGTTGCGTGTGATGGTGGCATTGCCTGTAGGCACAGACCAGTGAATGGCACCGATGTTCACCACAGGAGTTCCTGCTGTTTGTGCCGAGGTCTTGATGGTGGTAAGTAAATTGATATCTTCTGTTGCGTTGGCACCTGACACGGCAACCACAACATGAATGGGTGTGTTCTTAAGTACGGTTAATGCCATTAGTTGTTACTCCCGTTAGGTGTTTCCACCTGTTGTTCTTCATTAGTCTTGTTCATGACCTTCTTTGGGTCACCCTTCAAAGAAGCTGATTCTCCTGGCTTCAAATGACCGAAACGCTTTTCCAGATAGCTCTTAGGCTTCACGGGTGCATTCCCTTTCATGGTGGAACCTGCTGGAAGGCTATATTGGTTTTCTTCCAATCCCATTTCTTCCTTCACACGGCGCTTGGTGGGTGTCTTGCCTAGTGGCACTGTGACACCGCCCATCTTCATGGTGGCACCTGAAGGTGTGTTGCTCTTGCCTTTGTAATGATACACGGTCTTCACGCCGCCACCCTTTTCAATACCCTTCTTGGTGAAGCCTTCAGGTGGGCGGAAGAATTGTCTGCTGTTGGATGTTCGTGGTTGACCTGCTGGCTTGCTGCCACGTGGACCACGTTCTGCATTTCTGAAAGGTGTGGCGTTGTATTCATCAACTTGGTCCACTTCTTCACCCATGTAAGGACCTGAAACATGCTTTGCAAAACGGTTGCCGTGTTTATCAGTTCCTTTGATAGGAGCTGATTTTCTTTGACTACGTGGCAACATCATGTTCTTCATGTATTGCTGAGCATTTCTTTCACGACCTGCTTTACCTTTCTTCACCATGCGCTTGTTGGAAGATTGACGAGCGGGTTCTGGGTTGTAAGAACCTTCTTCAAGTTTAACTTCTTCTGACATTTCCGATTGCATGTATTGTGCTGCTGACACAATGTAATCTTCTGCCAAAGTGATTTTGCTTGCCACCCATTCTGGAAGATTGGTGTTTTCATCTAGCATGTCATGCATCATTTGTGCATTACGAGCAATGGTGCGAAGTGAGGACTTGGCCATGTCACCTTCGTAATCATATTCACCCTTGTCAGCTTCATCTTTCACAGCTTCTTTCATGGCCATCTTGGTAGCTGTGGCATACATCACATTCTTGGCATCAGCACCATAACGCTTGCGAAAATCCTTGAAGCTCTTCTTCATGGACTTCACAATCTTTTCCCGCTGCTTCATGTCAGCGTCGGTCATTGTGGCCTTGTTCATGAGTTACTTTCCTTTCTTTCTGAGCTTGGCAAGTACGGCACCTGCAATCTTGGCGCCACGTTCTTTACCATACTTACGTGATGCCATCTTGGCAACCTTACCAAATGTTTTGCCAGGTGCCTTCTTGGCTGAGTAGGAAGCTTCATCTAGTTCCACTTCTTCCTTCATACCTTTCTTCTTGCCACGAAGCAACTTGAAATCATGTGCATCAATCTTGCCATTCTTGTTGGCATCAATCTTGTGTTGATTGCCCTTCAAGGCTTCATTAGTAACTTCTTCACTTTGTTCCTCACATTCAGCACATTCTTGTGTGTTGAACATGGTGGAGGCCACTTCCACTTTCAAGGCATCCAACACTTCAGCAGCACGTTGTTGTAGAATGTTGTTCAGTGTAGCTTCAGCTGCGATGTTGTCACCGCTGTCGATATGGTCAATCAAATCCAATACAGTTTCATTAAGATGTTCTTCCATTTGTGTTTCCTCTTTAATGGCGGGTTTCAACTTGGAAACATGCACAGTCACAGGATAGGAGTTGTTGTCCATGACCTGGACATTCACATGACCCATCAAGGCAGCACGTTCAGCTTTTTTGTTATCAGCAGAGTCATGACGATAGATGACTTTGCCGGTTAATTTCTTTTTGTTATGTGTGAAGGTGACCATGTCACCAATCTTAACTTCACTTAGTTCCATTCTTCTTCTCCGGTGGGGCTGGGAAAGGACTTCCCTTGGGTAGAATGTTACCTGGTTGATTTGGATCTTCTAGTGGTTCAGAGTAATCCATGGAGGCTGATGCCACTTCCTCCATCTCATTTTCCATCTCAGTGATTTCTTCTTCTGTGAAACGCAAGATGTTCTTCTGAATGTAGCTCTTGCTTAGATACTTGCCTACGAAGGGATCCACTTGTGTCAACAAATCAATTCGTGAACGCATGATTTCCTGGTCTTTGCTTTCTGTGTAGTAGGCATCTTGTGCGTACACATACTCAATGGATTCCACCATGTCTGTCCAATCCTGTTCCGTCAACACACCCTTCAGAATCAATTGTGTTTTCAACAAGTCATGGAACATCAAAGCAAATTGTCTACGAAGTTTGCCAATGAACTTGGTGAACTTCAATTCATCACGGGTGATTTCAGCTGCACGACCAAAGTTCAAACCACCTTGTTGTTGCAACCGTGACATGGGAACATTCAATGCCTGATACAACTTGCGTTGGAAATATTCAATGTCAGCAATCTCACCGAGATTTTGCCCACCTGGCAAAGTTTGAATTTCTGTACCCTTGCCACCTTCACGACGAGGTAACCAGAAGTCTTCCAACATGCTCATGGCCTTCTTGTCATCTCGTAGCTCACCTGTGTTCACATCATACACCATCTTGTTCCGATAGCGATTCATGATGTCCTTCAGGTATTGTTCTGCCTTCAACTTGGGAAGATTACCCACATCAATGTAGAAGATACGGCGTTCTGGCGCACGAGCCAACCGATAAATCACTAGAGCATTTTCCATCATGCGAAGCTGATTGGCTGGCTTGATGGCTTTGTGAAGATAACTCAACACCATTTGTTGGTCCACATCAAACAAACCTGATGGGGTGTAGCAGATGGCGTCCTTGGTGATTTTCAATCCTTGAACTTGTGTGGACAGAGCCATGTTTGGGGACATATGAATCCCCTTTTCATTGTACATGAAGAACTCTTCCACATTCTTCACAAATTCCACACCTGTCTTGGGTTCCTTCTCTTTGATGACGTTACGTACTTTCTTGATTTTTCTTGGGTCAATGTACCGAATGTCCGTCAAGCCTTGCTTGGGTTTTGCGGTATCAATCACCTTGTGAAAATACATTCTGCCGTCAATGTACCAACGACGAAAATAATCTTGACCTTTGTCTTTGAAATGAAGCAGGCTCAAAATGTTTTCAAATTCTTGTTCAATGCTTTTCTTCACTGTTGAAGAAATTTTCACATTACGCAAATCAATCTTCACAGCATCTTCATTGTCAAGATTGGCGATGGCTTCATTCACGACATCATCAATGGCGGCATCCACATCCGCCATCAATGAGATATCGCGGTAACGTTTGATTTGTTCTGATTCATTTTTAGCGGCACCTTCCAAATCCAAATAAGAACCGTAATACCCACCGGCTTTGATGGTGTCTAGTGCGCCGTCATCAGAAGGTGGCACAAACGAACGCTCAGTTTGTGCCGGTTCCTTCCGCTTGATTTCGTATCCAAAAATATCCATAATATGTTTACCTATCCTAGGTTAAGGATTAAACAGGTGTCACTTCAAAATGTGAGTATTGGAACGTCACATTGAATTCTGAAATCACATCGTTTGCTGAGTAAGCCAAAGCCACTTCAGAAACAGTAATTGGGAATGAGTTGTAGATGTTGTAGGTGCGAATGACTTCATCATTGCGGTCCAGTTGTGCAACTGACAAGTCACACATATATGTAGCTGGTGCCAATGAGCCACCGTTATTCAAACGGTTGTTCATCAAGTTGGACCATGATTCAAACAAACGACGAAGCTTCATGGTGGTGTCATTCAACACTGTAATGGTCCATGGATCAAATGTCCGTTCACCAGCCATCTTCACTTCACGACCACGATATTGCACGATGGTTGGATTGACGTTTGATGCTGGCAAGGCTGCAGATGTAACCAGTAGTGAGTCATCACTTGCACCTGCTCCAACAGCAGCAGGGAAAGTTAGTGTCACTAGGAATTGGTTTGGACGTGCACCACCTGCGCCTAACTTATTCTTAAATTGTGAAATATCCATTTGTTTCTTCTCCTAGAAGTTATTGATTAGGCGCCTACGATTTCTTCAAATGCCACACCAGTACGTGTTGCAATGAAGTTCAATGTGATGAAGTTGATGGAACGTGCTGGCTTGATGTAGATGTCAGCTACGAATTCGTTCCGGTCAATCACTTCACCTGTGTTATTGGTTTCATCACAGATTACGCGGAAGTCGTAGATACCACGACGACCCTTGATGTCACGGAGGAATGGTTCCACCAAGTTACGGAATTGTGCACGTGTGAAGGCATCATTGAATTCAAACAATTGATACTTGGCTGCTGTGGCAATAGCCTTTTCTAGTACGATGAACAAACGACGAACATTGATGCGGTCGAAGGCTGATGGCTTGGCAAGAAGTGTCTTGTCGCCGAACAACACAGTGCCTTCACCTGGGAATGCCACCACGGGATTCACACCCTTTTTGTAAAGTGTGTCACGGTCTGTCTTGTCTGGTGAGTAAGCCAACTTCACCACATTCTTGATTTGACCACGATTTAGACCACCTGGTGAGAACCAAGGATCAGCAATGGCGTCTGTACGTGCACATAGACCTGCCACGTCAGCATTCAATGGGATCCAGCGGTACTTGTCATTGTACTTGTCGTATTGATACTTCCAACCTGAGTCAAGCACAGCATAGGAAGTGGATGTTAGTGAGTTACGGAAGGATAAGATATCTGTGGCTTCATCGCCGGCGTTGTTGTACACATCAGCCAGCTCAGGTGAAACGAAAGCCATGGCGTCCATACGTGCTGCTGCGATGTCAATCACATCTGATGACACAGTGGCACTATGTGGACCACATACCAACAAGTTCACATCAATCAATTCTGCGTTTTCAAATTGTTCGTATGCAGTGATGAGTTGACCATCTGTTGGTGAAGCTGACACACCACCAGTCAATGACTTGGTGACCACTGCGCTCATGGTCTTGAATGTGGTTCCTGCTGCTGATGAACCCCAAGCTGTGTCAGATCCTTCCACTGATGAAGTGTGATCCATCCACCAGATGTACTTGGAGCCTTTCAACACCTCCACATAGTAGTTGTTGGCGCCTTCTGTTGTCTTGGCATCAGCTGCCTTGGACACGTTGGCAAACTTTTCCAACACTGTGCCAGCTGTACCTGAGATGAGACCATCTTCATCTACCACTACAATGTGTAATTCATCATCAGCACCACCTACAGCACTTACATATGCAGATGTACCTGGTGCATCATCAAACAAATCCGCACCAGATACAGTATCACCATTGACTGTGTAAGTCCAGCCTGAGAAAGTTGCTGAGTCAGCCATGGACACCAGGAGTGAGTTACCCAAAGCACCTGGATACTTGGCAGCAAATTCACCGACGGCACCTTGACCGCCGGCATAGTTAGCGTCCCATGCAGTTTCATTGTTGATGGCAACGGCGGTACCTGTTGACACAGCGTTGCGAGCTGCGGTACCAACGGCACGAACCACCTTAAGATTGTTTGAGTAGCTCAAGAAGTTGGCAGCTGAGAAGAAACTTGCTGCTGTTGTGTCATTTGGCTTGCCAAATGTTTTCACCAATTCAATTTCTGAACTGATGGTTACTGGGTCGAGAACTGGACCCCATTGGAAATCACCTGCGAAACCACCAATTGAGGTGGCAACAGCAGGGACTACATTGGTTAGGTCCTTTTCAACGACTAGTACGCCCGGCGAAAGTTGAAATGCCATGTTAATCTCCTATATCTGTGTAATTTTTCAAAGACCTGATTTCAATTGTCTTGGAACAAGTTTAAAATATTTATAAGTTTACGAATCTTTATCTATCTTCCATGGCAAATTTTTGTCTGTGGACCATACAACATTGTTGGCCACGAACGTTTCTTCAACGTTACCATCATCTATAAAGCCAAAAGGAGTCAATTCATCCTCGATTTGCAGCATCTGTTGCTTATAGATTCTTTCACGGACGTTCACATCCGTGAGTTCTCGAAAATATTGATTGGTAGTCAGCCATCCAAAAAGGACCAGAGTCATCACTAAATCGTCGTGATACCCTTCATCAGCTACGTAGCTACCACTTTTCTCCACGAATGTTGAAAATTCATGGATGGTTTCGGCGTCAAATATATTTAGTTTTTTCTCTTCCAGCAAACTCTTGATGGCAAAACATCCTGTTCGTTTCACCGTCTTGGTGGTTCTGACACCCAACGTAGTGGACTTGGAGAACCCTGGACTGATGAATGTTTGATTGTTTTCTTTCACTGTACTCAGAATGTTTTCATACTCCAGTTCAGAATACAAGATGTCAGCAATCTGTCCCCCGATGTCATTGGTTTCCACTAGTACCATGGCGTTGTTGTAATCTTGAGCTGTTTTACGTATCACTTCAGGAAACAACATGGGTGCAATGGTGTTGTTCTTGAACTTGCCCACCAGTTTGTATGGCATATCAGTGACATCCACAACAGTGAATGCCGAGTAGTCGCCACCCACACCTCGAGCCACGTCCACGGTAATCACGTAGGTTCGTTCACGATTGGGTTCTTCATACAACATCAATCCCATGTCATTCTGAAAGATGGGTTCCATGCTACTCATCTGAGACAGTGTTCTGCCATTAATCAACGTGTTACTGGAACCCAGGAACTCACACAACACTTCCTGATTGAACTTCACTTCCCCCAATGTCTTGCGTTGTTCTTCAGCCCAAGTCTCATCACGGCCTGGAATCTCCCAGTAGGGGATGAAGTGGCACACGAAACCATTTTTGCCTTGTTCTGCTTCATTCCAGAACTTCCAGAAATGATTGTAGCCCAATGGTGTTGAGGTCAGCAGAATCTTGGTGGTGGTACCGGCAGAAATGGTGGGGTACACTGAGGCGAAGAATTCTTCTGCCACGTTGTTGGGAATGATGGCAGCTTCGTCAATGTACAGCCAGTTCACAGATTTACCACGAATACCTGAGGCTGTGGTGGCGGCGGTGAACACTTTGCTACCATTTTCCAGTTCCACGTTACCCTTGTTCCAGGTTCGAACACCCTGTTGCATCCACATGGGGAGATGTTCGTACATGATTTGATACCGGTCCAGCACTTCACGAGCGGCACTGCCTTTGTTGGCCAAGATGGCCACCGTCTTGCTTTCCTGAAACAATGTGTACCAGAGAATACAGGCGGCTGAGGTGATGGTCTTGCCTTGCTGACGACCTTCCATCAACACCACTTTTCTGTTGTTCAGAATCACATCCACTTTCTTCTTCTGACAATCATACAACTTGAATTTAATCAAACCTTTGTCCAACGAAACAATGTGACAATAGGTTTCAATGAAGTACACTGGGTCATTCTGACACTTCACCATCTCTTGAATTTCTTCAGGGGTGAACTGATGCTGATAACCAATGGACTTTAAGTTGGGATTACCATGATATGAACTTTGTTCATCAATCATGCGTTTCCTCTATCTTGACAGGCTCGGCCGCTTGTTTCATAGCCTTCAACAATTCATGTGTGGACCCTACAAACAAATTGTTCTGGGTCTGTATTTTTGGCTTGTCTTCCTTTTCCAAATCTTTCTTGCGCTTCTGTACTTCCAGCAAGTCTTTGGCTGTGTCAGACACCGTTTTAATCAACTGTCCTGCCACTTCATAGGCTCTGGGATGGTCACTGTTTTTGGCAATGTGCAGAATGCCATCGATGGCTTCATTCCCCTTGTCAATCAGATTGCGTAACGTTTCACGTGCATGAGCCGCATCATCATCTAAAGGAACTGGCACTATGGCAGTTGTGTCTTCCTCAGTTTTCATCACATTGAACTTATCATTTAAATTATCAAACGTCATTATTCACCTGTGTAGATTTCATCAAAATCTTGAATGTAACCGTAGTTGTCTGTGGGAAGAGCTGTGGTGGGGTCTGGTTCTGTGGTGATTCTGGTTCCCACCTGTGTGTTACCTGGCAAACGTCCTTCCAACAATGTGGGGTCTGCATAGATGTTCTGGATGACCTTCTTGATGAGGTTGGCATCTCGAACATATCCGTACATATTCAATTTCACTGTGAAGCTCAAGTCCCATACCACACTCAAACGTTTGTCAAAACTGCCTTCCCATTCATCCTGGTATGATACATTATCTAGTACAATTTGCAAGTCGTTTTTCACACCAAGTTCAGGAATGGTGTTGATGGTGACATTGAAATCTGGATTGAAATAGGGAAGAATCTGTTCAATGATTTGCAATCCATCATCTTGATTCTTGGCAAACACACTCATGCTGATGCCCATGTTGTAAGGCGTGCTCACAAATGAATATCTCACACCTGTGGCGGAGGTACCTGATTCATCTACAGCACGAACATTCTGACGAATGGCTAGTTTTCTGGATGGGTCGTAATTGAAGTTGGTGATTTCAAAACCAATTCTAGGTAGTGTGATGGCGAATGTGGCACGACCTGTTTCCAGTTCTGGAGCTTCACGAATACGGTCAATGAATTTCTGCTTGGGAGCATAACTCAAAGGCACAAACAAACTTTGAACGGTCTCATCTGCATCATTGGTTCTACGAATCTGGATGTTGTTGAACAACGTGCCAAATGCGATAATAGCCTTTCTGATGTGTTGATGATAGAAGTACTGACCTTTGAACATTAGAATTCACCGAAAGGATTGATTTCACTGAAGTCCAGGATGTCACGGCCCTCAGTTTCTATAGAAGCATTATCACTGAATGGCACCAACGCACGAGTACCAAATTGTTCTTGCACGATGCTGAATCCTGATTGAAGCAGCAACACATCTCCTGATTCCATCAAGATGTTGTACTCAAACACATCTTGTGAATTGGCTGTTTCTGCTGCATCAATTTCTTGCACACCTGTGTCAAACTTTTCAGAGCTGTATTGATACAATTCACAGCTCATGCTGTAGATGTAGAACTTGTTCAATTGATAGAAAGGATTCAGATGTTGCACGAACTTGATTTCAAACATGGCGTTGGTGCGTGGAAAATAAATCAAATCACCTTCGGCAGGCCGACTAGGAATCTGAAGCAGTTCATCTGGAGCACTGCCCACAGCATCTTCCCAACGACGCTTGGACACCACGAATGTGGCTTGGTCAGTCACTTGAATACCAAACTTGGTGAACAATTCTCCATCACCTTCCCACCCTTGGATGTTGGTGAGATACATTTCAATGGGGTAGGCATTTTCAAAACGACTCAACACATCTTCTCCCAGTATCTCATCTTGTTTCACAGAAGTACGTGGGAGATAGTACACATCATGACCGTATATCTTGATGCTTTCTATGATGAGGTCTTCCAGGAGCCGTTGTTCGTTTGTGGTTCCTTGTGAACTACCGCTTTGAAAATAGAAGTTTGTGGCCATGTTAGCCTACCATGAAGTCAACGGGCAACTCGTAACGGGTTTGCATTTCTTTTTCCAACTCATTGATTTCTGCCAAGGCTTCATCAAAGATGACTTGTCCATTCAGAGTGACACCACCAGGCAGTTGCATGCCACCAAACTTCTTCATGTTTTCACCCCATTGACGTTTGATGAGAGCTGTCACATAGCGGCGAAGAAACATATCATTGTAGATTTCTGTGTAGGTTTCTGGGTCCAAGGCACGATACACTTCAAACACCACATAGTCACCATCATCAAACGTGGTGTCCATGTCCACGTCCAGATGAATGACATCCTTCTTTCTGTTGAAGGTGAAGGTGCGAGAACCTGCAAACATATCATCTAGCAGTTGTAGATGTTGTTTCACTTGTTGATAGTAGATGACATCTGATGACAGCAAGTTGTACATATCATTCAGCCGGAATTGATACACCACATCAAAGATGTTGGTGCTG